TTTTACCCAAAACGACAAAGTAAGAGTTTTAGCAGAGGAAGTCCCATACTGCAAAGGTTGAAGATTTTGCGCTTCAATGCTTTGACCAATAGCAATATACTGACCAGCCGCAAGGCTTGTATCAGCCGTTGTACATTTAGCAAGTAACGAATAGCCTGTACCTGTGGGTGTGTCTGTAGATCGTTCAGATGTAGCTGCGCCATCATTACTTAACAAAAAATAAAATCTATCAACCGTGTTATAGGTGTTATTTGCAGCCGCAGTAGCTGCGGTGGCTCTTTGCCAAACTTGAAAATCACTATTGATGACAAGATTCTTATTACCCTGCGCCTGACCTGAACCAATCAGCGCGGCTAATTCTGCTGCTTTACTCATTAACTCCACTCCTCTGTAGAGAGATTGCAATATACGGCATCTATTGTCTCCTAAAATTATCCTACTAAATGCCCACTAAACCAACTGTCATCATCAATATCGGTTTGACTTGTCCCACCACTTTGTAAAATTAAAAGTGTCGTTGCTGTACCTGCTGTCACATAATATGTAAGACTAGAGTTCATGGCAAAATAAGTATTGTCCTGTCCAAAATCAGGGTCAAACAAATGCGCTTGTAAATTAGTGCCGCCAATTTGCCATTGAAGTAAATAGTACCCAGCGGCAGAGTCTATGTTTTCTAATCTTAAATATGTGCTAAAATGATAAAACCCGTTAACAGGCGCAGTGAAACCATTGCTTGCAAAGTTGCCACCTTGATCGGTGACTTCATTGTCAAATATAACTGTAACATTTGAGTTGACTGCAATATTAGTTTGTTTGCTGGTTGGATGAACATAAAACGCTGGCAATGCTGGTTTAGTAACAATACCACCATCTGCAATGGTTATAGCATCATCACCATCAGTGAACTCAATCAATGGCGTTTTTATTGATGTTGACCCAGTGATTATTGGTGACGATATATTTCCACTAAACGCACCACCATTGATCGCACTAACAGTATCAGCTACAGCAAAGCTATCGTAGACGATCATCTCGACAACATCGCTAGTGCTTGCTCCTGTTACCAGCACAACGCTTGTGCCTGTTGTACTAGCGTAATCCGTCACTGGTTTGAGAAGCACACCGTTTTGATACACATCCATGTACAGTGTATCTGAGTAGGCAAGAGCTATGCCGTTAGCATCGTTGCCGCTAAAGCTGGTTTGTCCAGAGGTGGCTGCGTAGATGTACCTTGCGCGAACTCCATCGCCAAGGCTGCGTCCTATGTATGGCATTATGGTTTCTCCGGCCAGCTTACATCATCCAGTGATGTAGCAGTTTTAGTGATGTCTCTTAGGTCTTGGCGGTATTTTGTTTGTGTTGATGACATAGTAAGGTCACTTGATGCCCACCAATCTGTTTCAGCAATCAATCTGTCACGTTCCTGACGCAGTAATCGCATTGGCTCTGCCGCTTTCAATTCATCTATTTTTGCATTTATCGCATCATTAGATGGCTGTGAAATGTCTTTGCTATGCCACTCAATTTCAGTGCCTCTTACTGTCCACTCAGCAGTGGGCGTTAAAGCCCGTATAGCTGTTGATATGTCCGTCATCCAGCAATCTCCATGAGTGTAATTGTAAAGTGACCATAACTACTATATGAAACATAAGTTGTCACACCGCTTGTTCTAACATACACAGTGTAAGTTGTTGCGCTTGTTGTGCTGGGGCTATCTAAAACTTGGGTTGTACATGGAATATTTAAGGCATCGTGGTCAATTAACATAAGCCCCGCATTACCATTTCCTATATTAGTTGACCCACGATAAACAGTACCATTAGCAGAACCACCAGAACCAGCAACATACCAACTACCAATACTAACGATACATAGAATTTTACTGCTGGTAGATAATGGGGTTATAGCTTGTGAAAGACCAGTTGACACAAAACTTGTGCTTGCTGTGTTAAAATCAGATGTTATGAAATTACTAGCAACTTGCAAAACAGAACCAGTGCTATTCAAGATAGGCTTGCCAGCGTTTGTCTGGATAGCATCTGTTTTTACTATTCCAGAAAATGTGCCTGTCGTTGCAGTTAGCGCAGAGGTGCTAGGATGCTCAACGCCTATAACGCCTTTGCCAATGTACGCCATTAGGTGATCTCCATAATACTTAGTGTGCCTGAGATTTTATCAGCCACGCTACAGTCCACCGTAATTTGATCCGTTGTTTCGAGAACTACTTTGTTCCCTGACAATAACTCCAAACTGCCGCCGACAGGGATTGGCGCATCTTTTACAATTACGCTAGTGCCGTTAGCTGTACTGCCTGTGCCACCCCTAGAAGCTGTATTGCTTACTAAATTAACGGTTGCAGTAACCTGGCTAGTGTGAATGTTTGCAAGCACTAAACCTAAGATAACGGTTGTCGTTGATGAGGCCGCTGTATAGACCACATACGGCGTTCCGCTGCTTGCTGGTTCGGCTGCAAAACTAACAACCTTGAATGTATTAGCCATTTATATCTCCTATCCTAAAGCTATAGCTAGGGCTGTTGCTTCATCTACAGTTGCTTTTGTTCCAATTGTTCCAATGTTGGTTGCTACTGTGTTCACATTGCTAATTGATCCAGCCACTGTAGCTATATTTGTGACAACACCAGACGCGCCAAGCGTTGCCATGTTTGTGACAACACCAGAAGCACCAAGCGTTGCCATGTTTGTAACATTTGCGCTCGTAGCCAAAATGTTTAGGTCAGTCACAATATCGCTTGTCGCAAGGGTGTTTAGATCTGAAACAATATCGCTTGTGGCTAGCGTGTTCATGTCACTAATAACATCAGATGTTGCAAGCAAGGCCATATCAGCTATGACATCGCTGTCTGCTAAAAGCGCCATATCTGCAATAACTGCACTTGCTGCAAGCGCGGCTATTTCACTGTTAGAACCAGCAACTGTGTTTATATTTGTTTGCTCTGAGCTTGTTGGCTTAACATCTTCCCATGCGCTTCCTGTGTAAACTTTCATTCCGCTTGATGTGTTAAAATAAAGATCCCCAGCATCTAAATTTGAAGATGGATCAGAGCTTGCAGCACCGTGATATTGACCTTGAAATGTCGATAGGCTTGTTGCTGCGGCTGAAGCTTGTGTTGTCGCGGTGGTGGCTGATGTCGCGGCTGATACAGCGTCAACCAGTAATGCGAAATGGTCTGTGTCTGTAAGAGCATCGCCAACGACTGAATCAGCTACACAGATATAGATGTTATTAAGCTGCGCGGTTGTTGTTGCTTTAACAATGTCACGCTGAACAAAAGCCGCTGTTGTTGTTGTCGCGGAATTACCTTTAAATGTTCCCAGCTCTTGTGCCACGCTAAGCTCACCAGAACTGTCAAACGCTAATATCTTCGATGCCCGGTCTGTTGCACTGTTTGTAAATTCAGTGCTTGTCATTGTGTTTGTGCGCGACAGTTTGATAGAGCGGTTTAGCTCTTCATCGTGTTGTTGAACCATCCGCACCAAACGATCAAGCGCTGTTTCAAAGCTAGATGCCGGGAATGGATCGTTAGCAACAAGATCAAGGGTTTGTGTAATGCTAAGCTCTGACCTGATAACAACAGTCTCGCCACTGGCCGGGCGATAGTCTGTTGCAGAATAATGTGCGTCAGAGCTGGTGCCGGTATTGTACTTGAACAACACATTGCCGCCAGAGGACGCACCAGCCCCAGTGACTATAAAATGTGTGTTAAGGGTCTTTGTTGTTTCAGCGCCTGTTGATGAGCGCACAATCACTGTTAAATCCGCATCCGCAAAGATAGGAAAGTCATAAGCGAATGAATGCGTAGACCCATTGCCACTGTATGATTTGGTGATGTTTGTGGTGCTAATTGTCATAACATACCTCTATCTTTTAGCCCTTCAATGTCTTTAGCTGCGCGGCCAAGCTTTTCATTGCCCGGCAAGCCAACAAGGCGTGAAAATGCTGCTTCTAAAAATTGGTCATTTAAAGAGCTAACCAGAGCGCGTTTTTGTTTATCATTTGCGCGCCGCCATTTGCGATTAGCCGGTGTCATAAGATTGGCCAGCGCTGTTTGGAAGGTGACATAACCAATACCGCTAACCTTTACTCTAACCGGGCTTCGATCTAATCCTTCAAGACTTGGCGGCACTTGCTCACGATCACCTTTTGCAAGCCATACAAGATTGCTTTGTTGCAGGGTGCTAAGCACAACACCTTTATATTTTTTTGGCGCTTGTGGTATTGGCCAATCTAACCGCACTAACTCTTTTACATATTTTGGTTGCTCTTCAGAGCTAGACACAGTGATAGGGCTGAAAGCATTCCACATTCTTAATGCTGGCGCTTCTTCATATGTTGGGCCATCAGTAACTAGATTGCCTAATGTGTCGTATCGCGGGATTTCAGCATTTATGTCATCAACAAAGGGGTTAGTTGCAATAGCTTGATATTTCCAATTGTTCATCAATTCTTGAAATTTCAGCCCCATTTCACCCTTTGGCTGTCCAACCATTTGCCAATCGTAATTGTTGTCAACCCCTCGCTTCAGTTCGCCAGCGTCAGTTAAATCTCTTACCTCTTGCTTTGTGTAAAACTCAAAGTCAGCTCCAGCGCTTGTAACTGTGTTATCGCCAATTCTCTCAATTGTTCTAGTTAATGCTGAAGCTGGATTTGGTATTGGAACGCCAAGGTTCATGGAACCCATTGGGCCTTTCGTTAAATAATTAGCATCCCCTGTTGATAGCGCAGATATTACATCTGCCATTCCTTTTAAAAACGGCAACTCTCTAAAATAGCCAACAGCATTTAAAACCGCGCCAAAAGTAGAATATTGGTATTCTTGAGCGTTTCTGGCCAGCGTACCATATTGAACGGCACCGGCTGTCAGGCCAATCACACTGGCTAATGGGCCAAGCCCGGCATAGCTGTAATAATTTAAAGGGCCATTAGGATTGTGGTATTTGTCAAACAAAGGCAATGGTTCGCCATTTTCATCAACAGGAAACCCTTCGCCCCTAAAAACAAACGAATATGGTTGCCACCCCGGTGGTAATTTAGCGCGCTTCTTTTTGTCTACATAACCAGTTCTTGACATAGGAATGCCGCCAGTTATGTAGCCTTGACCAGCGTAGTTTGCCACCTGTGCCATTGTCATGCTTGCAAGAGCAAACCGTCCAAGACGCATTTGTCTTTTACTAGCATCTGATCCGATCATTTCTTTATGAAGCAAACCCAAAGGAGTTCGTTCAAATGTTCTTAAAATGTCGTTTGTTGGCGCTGTTGCAAAAGGCAGTATATACCGGCCAAACCATGTGTTTTGAAACTTCGCTGCCGCTTCCCCAATAGCGCCAGTGTCAGACATAAGTGTGTCATAACGGCCCTTAACATCTATCTCTGGTGCAAATTGCCTTGGCGAAAGCATGACCATATCTGCTTCATCTTGCGCTTGCTTTGCTGTCATTCCAGACGCTAGAGCTGCTTTCTTTTGATGGTTTGCAAGAACAGCAAGTTCACCATTTTGCGAAAGCACTTTGAAAAAATCATCGCCAGCGAGTAGCCCCCTTGTTGGAATGCCTGTTACATTGTGCAAATAAGTCATTGCAAGGCCAAACGGCGTGTCGCTTAACTTTGTGTTGCCAGATCGATAGGTGTTAAAATCAGACTTAACAATAGAATCGCCAGCCTCTCCCCTTACAAAAGCTTCTCTAGCCGCTCTCCAAGCATCGCCAAAAGAAACAAAATAGCCAGTCATTCTGTGGCCGACATCGCTTATATATTTTTGTTTTGTGTAATCAATTTCTTTGCCAGCAGCTTTAAAAGCTGTGCGCTCAACAGTTCCATAAATACCGGCAAGGAACTCTTCTGGCACTTGCATCAGGCCAAACAAAGCATTGCCTAGAAGATTTTTGAATTGCGTCTTAGGGCCAGACAACAATCCATTAATGTATAAATGCTCAACGCCATTTCTAAATTTGCTCATTATGCCTTTTTGAGCGGCTTCATTCATTGCGCGATCACCGCCTTTTTTATGAGCGTCAAGCAACCCTTCAGCGGCCATCATCATTGTCTTAGCACCGCCAGACGCTTCAATCACATCCATGTTCATTAAAGCGCTGACATCTGGTGCCATGCCATCAGTGACCGGGATATTAAAAGATTGCAGTAGTCGAGCTGCTTCAGTTTGCGCGCCCTTGATCTGCAATTGAATGCCGTTGTGTATGGCTAGTTGGCGGCGAAATTGAAGAATAACAGCATCGCCGCCTTGTCTTAACTTTACTTGTTCAGCAAGATTTCGCAATTGCTTTGCGCTATCTGCCAATAACATCCGCGCGGCAGTTGCTTCAGCCGCATTGGTAAAAGTTGTGCCGGGCTTATTCTTTAATACGCTTCGTTTTAGATTTAGATCGTCAGCCAATAATTGAACCGCATCAGCGGTTGTTTCAACATTAGTAACAACCCCCCTAGTTGCCGCTAACTGTTGTTCTGGCAAGCTGTCCGATACTGCTTGGATCAAAGCCTTTACATCATCAGGTTGTCTAAGGTTATTCCAGTTGAATGGCGCGCCGTCTTTAATGCTTCTTAAATATCCCTCTCCTAAAGAAGCAGCCTCAATGACCTCATCAGCCTGACTTTGGCTGGCTAAGCCAGATGAATCTTCTGTTAGCCTAAAACCTTGATCTTCGGCTGTCACACCTCTTTGGCTTGCCACTATGGTGTCGCGTAGCTGTTGATCAGCCGTTTGCTCAACTGCATCACTAGCTGCCGCAAGATCTTGCGCGGCTCTCTGGCCATCCGGGCTTAAATCTGTTGCTCTATTTCCTTGAGCGGCAAATTTAGCTTGGCCCTCTTCTGACAAGGTTCTTTCAGCCGCCGCTGTTTGCGTATCTTTATAGTTTAGGTTTGGCCCTTCTAAATTGCCCTCTGCCATTACGCGCGGCTTTGCACCAATGACATTAGTAGGCGTTCTAGTGCTTTTTGCGGTAAGCACACTGAATAAAGCCTTTAAAACCTCGCCGCCAAATGAAGCAACTTGAACACCCGGATCAGACGCAAATTCTGTAACACCACCTTGTGCAACATCACGCATAGCGTTTTCGTTGAGTTGAGCGAGTTGCTCAGACTCAGATGGTGGCATCTGAATTGACATGAATTGTACCCATAAAAAAAGGGCGCTGATGCGCCCATGTTAGAAAAACCCTACACGATTTCGTTACATTCGGGAAGAGTTATTGTGATTCTATTCGCCGATTCACAGAACCGCTAACATATAGCTGTTCAAATGTTTTGCCAGATTGCTTTGCCGCAATCTGTCTTCGTAACTGTTGCACTACAAAATCGTCCTCTGTAGCGCCGTCATCTAGCTCCTCTTGGAGTTGATTTTCCAAGGTGGGCATCATAGCTTGTTCCGCCATTGATCCACTCAGCTCCTTTTCTGTCTGTATTCTTGAACACCTTTGTATCATAAAACGTACTATCAGCATAGCTAATTTCAGACATTGAGCTTAAATCTTTCATTACCTTTCTAAATAATTTTGCCTTTTCTTTGTATATTTCAACAGCTCTGGCTGGATCGAAATCAGGATCAAACTCTGGAATATACTGCATTCTAACGCCGGTTAAACCAGCAGTCTCAGCATTGCCAGATGCTTGCGATATGGCCCTGTCAGCTTGCCTGTTATCGGTAACCATAGTAAATCCATCAAGGCCGCGCGCCCTAAGAATAGCGGTAATTCTTTTAACAAACTCTTTGCTTTGTTTTTTAGTAAAATAAACCTCTATGCCGGGCCTTGCATTAGGCGCGGCGGCATCAACGCTTTTGCTCCAAAACACAGCATCTTGGTCATATTTCCTACCAGCTTCAACCAAACCTTTTACAACATTTGTTTCATCAAAACCTTCTCTTGTAACAACCTCAAAATTAAGAGATCTTTCCTCGACTACCGCGCCCTTACCTTCTTTAGCAAAACTATCAAAAAACTCCCCAAGAGAATTATTAGCTTGGTGTGCCATTACTGTTGGATCATCTTTTAATGGCGCTGATACCTCATCTGCCAATTGTGCAAGCTGAACATTAGACGGCACAGCGTCTGGCCTTTCCATAGTAATGCCAGCGCTGTATCGTGTCGGCTCAGCCGCAAGTCCATCCAGCTCTGTTTTTGCTGCATCCTTTGCTTTAATGTTGGCATTCTCTGCCTCTTTTGATCGAATTGCATATTCTTCGTTGGTTTCAGCTTTGCGCTTTAGGGGTGGTGTAAATTTTGCGCTTATAAATGAACGTAATTCTTTAACCCTTTCCGGGTTTGCAGCGCCTGACAACCCTGCCTCATAATCGAAAGAACCGCCCTCACCAGCTTTTGTTGTCCAACCATTTTTTGTCCACAATGCTTTTTCTTCAAACCATATTATAGCTTGCAAATCATCAGGGCCAAGCTTGCCAAGAGATTTATCATATCCACTAATTAAGCCAGATGCATTTATGTCATCAACTGCATTTTGAAAAACTCTTTGGCCAAAACCAAACTCACCACCGACATCAGGGTTTTCCATTGTTGAATCTTTTCTGTGAGATCCACCGACACCTTTTTCATTAACTGGCGCTATTCTAGGATCACCATTAATTCTTCTAAGATACCTAGCTGCCCAAACATCAACAGTGGCCGCATTAGTGTAACCAATTAGGTTGCCAGTAAAATTAACTGTCTTGGGCGCCTTACCCGCTTTAACCTCTCTGAACAAATCTAATATCGCTCTTGTTGCCGCTGGACTGTTCATGCCAAACAAAGCGCCAGAATCCTTACTTATCAATTTAAAAGGATCGGATTTACTTTTATGCATTGGCGTTAATGTTTTTGCGTCAACTTGAAGGCCAGAAGCTAGCCTCTCTTCATAAGCTTTTAAAGCCTCATCGTAATCGCCGTTAGTATATTTTTTTAATATAATTAAAGCGTTTTCGTAATTAACTTGGACATTTGTATTTGCAGAGGTTGCACCCAATATATCTGCAAAAACATCACCCAAACCGCCATATTCTTTACGCAACCGGGTACGCATAGATCGATACCAAGTTGCCTCTGCTAAAATTTGTTTAGCCTGTTTATCACCGCTTTTTGCTCGTTTTACCAAAGCGGTAACATCTGCAATCATTGTTTGCGTTTGGTTTGCTTGATGCTGAACTTCATCTAGTCCTTGTCGTGAAATATGAAATTGGTATGGAATTTCTGCCCAATTAGGCTCTATGGTTCCATTTTTCTTTACAGTAAAAGCTGGTTTACCACCGCCCAACATGAGCTGTGGTTTTACCCAGCCGTCTGATTCTAAATGTCTCGCATTGGTATTTTCAACAACCTCCACAGCCTCAGACAATTGACCTTCTGATTTTGCCGTTTGAGCAAGCCTGTCAATTTCTGGTTTTGTGGCTATAATTTCTTTGCCGTCAGATTTGCGAACTAATCGGCCAGCCGCTGACAAAATTTGATCGAACAGTGGAGTAGGATCAACGCCAGCTCCCAGCGTCACGCTAGTATCAAGGCGCTTCCAAGCAATCCGGGCATCAGCCGCATCAACCATTTTGCCACCAGCTCGTTTACTAGCATCAACAATTTTATTGAATGGTATAAACTTGGCTACCCTAATAGCACCTTCAACGACTGTACCAATCGCGCCACCTTCAAGGGCCATTTTGGCGCGCTTCACAAATTCTGGATCAGTTTCGTTTTTGGCTATTACCTCGACAAAAGATTGCAGTATTGGCAACTGTTCTTCTGGTGGCAAACCTTCAAGATATTCAGTGATATTGTCAGCAAGGATTGGGTCATCAGGTGACATTGCCGTAAAGTCAGCTATCGCGCCCCATATAAAACCCCTAGCTGCCGCATTGTAGGTTGTCATTGCTTTTACTAGCTTGGCCGCTGGCACAGCCGCTACAGCGAACTGTGTGCCGCCCTCAACTAACCCGGCAAAGATTTCATTATCATATGGCTGGCTTGCCCATTCAACAACGGCATCAGGAACCGGGATAAGATCATTGACGACAGTCTGGTATGTGTTAACAACGCTCCGCATGCTGTCAATATCACCAAAAGCGTTTTTCACCGGCTCCATGCCAACGGCGTCTAATCCAAAATTAAGGACATTCTTAGCCAGCTCAACAGGCGCGCCAGCAAGCAGAGCAAATGAATTAAACAATTCAGCGCTGCCTTTTGAGCCGCCTTTGTACCCAGCTTGGAAACCTTGGTCTATTAAGCCACGACCTTCTATCACTTCCTCGCCCCCGGCGGTATCAAACCCCATATTGTCCATGCCGGGTGGTTGCTGATCTGGAAATGGCTCAACACCAATTGAGCGCAATTGAGCTGCAAGAAAAAATTTCTCATCTATTGCGTCAGCGTCAAACTCATCCTCTGGCAAGGTCTGAAAAATTGAATTGCTTTTTTTTGCTTCTATTTTTGGTGAGTTGCCAACAGGGTCATTTTGAGGCTCGTTTGCTGGCGGCATAGATCCTGTCACCATTTCATTTTTATCAAACAATGGCATTGGATTGGTATCTGGGCCGGGAATGTTTTTAATATCCATTATCTTTGTCCAATCATATCGACTAGATATCTTAACTGAGCAACGCTTGTGGCAAGGTAAGTTGCATCATTAGCTTGGATATAATCTGATAAGGTTTGAAGCACTGTGCCAGCATCAACAGCCCCATTAGGTAAACGAGGAAACCTAATGCCAGTGTCACCCTCTAAAGCAACAATTGTGTTCTTTAATTCAATACCAAGAACCTGATCCAATTTTGTCCATTCAGCGTCAACAATTCTTTTAAATTCATTTTGCATTTCTGTTGCTGTAGCTCTTGGGTTGTTTCTTTTAAATTGGTTCCACAAACGCATTGATTGTTGAAATGATTGCTTTGCTTGCTGTTCGTATTCCTCAATATCATTGCCTTGCTCTTCGGCGTAGCCAAACTCATATCGAAACCCTTTAGCCGTTTCAGACCATTTGTCTTTGCGGATAGTGCCGACATCATTCATCAGGGATCTAAAAGTATCTTGTGTAAGATTGGCGGCTTCCCCGGCTAAAATGTCATGCGTCAAATCTCCAAATACAGCAAGCGCTTCCATTCGCTTAACAGTAGCGTCATCGTCACCCTCATCTGTCGTTCTAAACACAGCGGTGCCATCCACATCGTCTTCAAGCTTTTCAATAAGATTTTGCATTTGCGGTGAAATGAAATTTTGATCTCTTAAAAGTCGCAAATCTTTTTTGAATTGCTCTGGACTAATGTCTGGCTCAAACAATCCATTTAAAAGTTTTGTGTTGCCAGCTTTTATCTTTTTGTCATCGTCAGCATTTCTAGTTTTTTTGCGCTCGTATTCTTTGTAAGCCATATCCTCAAGCTTAGCGAGTAACTCGTTTCGCGCTTGTTGGCTTGGAACTTGGCTTAACATCTCCATCGCAAAACCGGCGTTGGGATGCTTTGATGCCAAAAGCGCAAGCATTTCACCATCATTAGACACAAGCGAATCAAATGCTGATAAGGGGTTGTCTTGCTGTTTTAAAAACAAAGTCATCGTGTTTTCGGTGACTTGATTTGCTATTTGCAAAAGGTTGGCTTGATGATCATCAAGAGAAAGTCTACCTTCAGCGACAAGCTTCAAGCCGTCATTTCTATACTCAAGAACATCATTTTTAAAATTGTCTAACATTGCTGTTGCGTTTGGAAAACTGTCGCTGTTGTCGAGGTTTGAGTAAGCAAGTATGAGATTTTTTTGCTTTACTGTATGAAGCGCAAGCATTGACGCATTTACGCGCTCATCAATCTTGACGCGCAATTTTGCACGGTTTTTTGCAGCGCTTGCTGCAAATTTTGTGTTGAATGTTTTTTGCGCTAAAGGGTTTAGATTGCTAATAGATGCTGCCCTAATATCGTTAACATTACCCATCCAATTGTCAGGGCCGCTTAGATCATTGTTAAAAATTGCTGTTGGATCTGTTGCCCGGCTTAACCGGCTTACCTCTGATTCAAGTGCGGCATCAGCCCCAGCCAGAGCCATATCAGCCGCAAGATCTGCTTCAGATCTAATCCGCTTATCTAGGAAATTAGATATTAGTGATGCCGCTGTTGATGCTGTTTGACCTTCAGCAAGTGCCGCTTGGATATATGGACGGCTGTCTTTTTGAGCGCGCGTGTAGCTAATCATCCCGGTATCTGTCGTGGGTGTAGCTTGGCTCTGATAAACCGGCACTTTAGGCATTAAGCAACTCCATAATCAAACACTGAAATTATCCCAATAGGATTGTGAGAACATGCCATAGTCTCTGGCGTTACCAATAGTAGTGCCAAGCCCTGTAAGCAAAGCAGTTGTGCCTTGAGCCGCATACGCTGATGCTTGGGCCTGACCGCCCATGCGGCTGACCTTGGCGCGCATCCCGGCCTCAACCTTGCGATCTTCTTGCTCAAGAATTGCTATAGATGTGTTGTAAGCATCAATCGATAATTCATATTCAAACTCAGCGGCTGACGCTAATTCTGCTGTGACAGGCGCGCCCCGGCTAAGCTCTATGCCACCACCACCAAATATTGCGGTGCCGGTTCCTCTGAACCTTCTAAATGCTTTGCCTTTGCGCTCGTTAGATATCTCAAGATTACGGCCAAGGATTTCAATTTGGCGGTCTGCAATATCAATGTCGCGCTCAATGATCTTGGCGTTTTCTTCTCCAATAGCAGCCGCAAAAGCAGACGCTCTATCACCAGCTTTTTTTTCTTGATACGCGCCATAAAGACTAAGGCCGATTGACGCTATTTGCCAAAAGCTCATTACTTACCTCAACTATCAAAAGTGTTCATGCGTGGATAAATTGCCAAAACTGTCAGCGGCAGGGGCTGGGTTTGCTGAATAACGATCTGATCGTCTTCCTCAAAGCCGCCCCGAAACTCAATCTCTTTATCGCCAGTAAACAGATCAACGGCGGCAGACATGGCCATTGCGCTTGTTCTGAATGGTATGCGATCAACTGTGGCAACAGAGCTGCCAACCTCAACACCGACAGTTTCATGGAGGCGTAAAGTGATATCGTGAATGCGTTTGATCTTTCCCTGACTTGTGCCATCAACACTGCCGCTTTCAAGTCTTAGTGTTGTCAGCCTGCTTGTGTATCCCAAACCAACCGCCGCTGTTGTTGCCGATACATCTAACGAAATGCCGCCAGAGGCCACAGTTTCATTTGTGTGTGTTGCACCATTGGCCAGAACGCTGACGCTTTGACCATGTAGATGGTACAATCCAGAAAGGCTTGTTGCCGCAGATCCAGCATAAGCCAAACCGCTATCAACAAAGAATGCACCTGATGCTACAGATCCAAAATCAAACGGCTTCATGCGTTCAACATAGCGCTTGGTCACCGAATTGATTGTACGCTTCACAATCATGTAAAGCTCATCCTCACTGTCCTCAGTTGGCAGCGTGGCAATACTCTCAACCAACCCATAGTCATA